CAGGGTTTTAGGCCCCGGCTCCCGAAAGCAGTTGACCAGCCGCGTATGGTTGGATTGCGGGTTGGCCGCGTCACGACCCGATGGGCCAAAAATCATCATGACCAATGACGCCCCGAAGTCGGCACTCGCAGAAATGCGCGCGGCACTTCTACCTTGTGGTCAATGTAATATCCCGCCCGGATCTGGTTCATATACACGCCCGCGTCAAACTGGACAGGCGCGCCATATTCCGGGGCCAGTTTGGCCGCCAAGCAATATGCCGCCGCCTCGCGGTAAGCCTCTGGCATGGGAAACGGGCTGGCCGCCGTGAACTCGCTGTGGTTTACCTCCGGCAACGGAAACCCGCCATTCATCTGCGTTCCGATGTGCCAAATATCAACGCCCTGCAACCGCCATCCATGCGTCATGTCGCTGAATGACAGCACAGCCGCCGCGACTTCATCCCCGCTAGGGTCAGTCACGCCGATCTTGCGCAGGGCCGATGTGACGCAATCGCGGACAGTGGACATATTCGCACCTCATGAGAAAGGCGGGGCCATGACAGCCCCGCCAGTTGGATTAGTTCGTCAGACGCATACCCATGCGGGGGTCGCAAGCGATGCCCCACAGCATGTCAAAGCGCATGGTGTGCTTCAGCGTGTCGCCATTGGTGAACTCGGTGGCGCGGATCGAAACCCGGTTGCCCGTTTTCACGCTGGTCTTGATGCCAGCGCCATCGTCAACTTTAAGCGGGCGGGTGGCCAGCATAAAGCAGTCGGGGTGCAGCAGCAAGGATTGCTGGGTGGACTGGCCAGTCGTGCCAGTCTTGACCACGATAGCCGCGCCGGATGCCGGGGCAGCCGAAACGGTCTGATACGCGCCCGACGTGATGATCGGGGGCGAGATGGTCAGGGTGGCAGCGCCAGCGCCGGACGAGTTCGCATCAGCCAAGACAACGAACGTTTGCAGACGGCCAGTCGATGCTTTCGACACAGGGTTGACGGAGTTAACGCCCGCAAACGTGATCACGTCGCCAGCCTTCAACACGCCAGTGATCGAGTTGGACCACGCTTGGGTGATGATGGTTTGTGACCACGTATCCTTGGCCGTCGCGTAGGTCACGTTCTGCGCTGCACCGTTGACGGTTGGGGTGCCGCCTTGCAGGCCCGCAACGTGCGTCGGGACGCTCACACATTCAAAGTTATCAAAGTTGGCATAGCGGCCAATCTTGTTCAACTCCAAAGCGGTGCGGATTTTGTCGCCCTGAACAAACGATGTTTTCAGGCCGTCCGCCAATGTCCAAGCTGCGGTTGAACTGTGAACGCCAAAACGCTGATCGGACGGAATGGCCGCATCGGTCATGATCGCAGCCGATGCGCCCAGAGCCGCGTAGGTCGATGGAACCGTGCCGGGGGTGCCGCTGAACCAGTAAAGCTGCGAATACAGCGATGCCAGTGAGGTTTCGATCTCGTTTTTGAACTTGACCATTACGGGCCGCACAACTTCCTGCGACCATCGGTCAAAAGACAGCGTTGCATCAATAGCCCCCAGATCAACAGCGACCGAAAAAGTCTTGTTCATGCTGATGGTCATTTTGCCTTCGGTGATGTCCTCACGAACGCCCGTAAGATCGATGTTATTCGCCTGCCCTGCGTACATGGTCTGGCGGCGAATGTTCAGGGTGTCGCCAATCATTCCGAATTGGTCGCTGTAGTTCACCGAACACTTGTTGCCAAGGATCATTTCGTTTTCAAGGATAGCAAGACCCTCAGCCGCATAGGCGGTCGGGGTCTGGAACGAGTTAGCCATGGTTCATTTCCTTATGGGTGCCAGCCACTGGCCCGTGCCGCGATGTAATCCGCGCCTGACATTTTGCTTATGTCCTTGGCAGCGGTTCCACCGGGGCGAACGGGGTTAATGGGGGCGGGTGCATTGCTTGCGATTTTAGGCTGTGGAATTTGCAACCCGGCGGCAATCTTGCCAAGTTCAAACGCCGCAGCCTGCGGGGGCATCATTGATAGAGATCGGGCCATGTCGGGGTTTTTCCCCAAATGGTAAGCCAAATCGGCGGGCTGATCTGCCTGCAAAACCATTTCGGCCAACTGCCCAGACACAACCCGCGCGTCACTGGCCACGGCAATCGCCGCGTCATAGTCGGGGTATCGTGTCCGTGCTGCGGCCTTGTCTTCCTCGAATGTCACTTGCCGCGCCTGCATATGGGCGGCCCGCGCGTATTCGCTGGCTTGCTTGGCTTGTTCTGCCTCTGCGCTGACTTCGGCAACGGCACTTTGCGCTACGGTGCGGGCATAATTAAACGCCCCCATTGCAGCCCAATATGCACCGATGTCGGTGTAATCATCTTCCTTTGGCTCTTGGTGCCCAGCGGCTGCGGCTTGAACGCGGGTGAGCCTTTGCTCCAGATCCCGCGCCTTTGCGTCCGCCGTCGCCTTCTCGTCAACTAGCCGTTGTTCCTGCGCTTTGCGTCGTTCCCGGCGTTTCTGCGTTTCCGTCTGTTCCACTTCCTCGGGGGTGGGCGCTGCCGCCTGTTCCGTCTCGGCGGCCTCCGTTACGACTTCTTCAACGGCTGCCTCGCTTGGGGCTGCCACATCATCAAACTCGCTCATGTCGTTCCCTTAGTTTTGCACCGGGGCTGGCATCATGCCTGCCGCTCTGGCCTCAGTCTGCGCTTGGGTGGCCCGTGCTTGCGCCTCTTGGGCCTGCGCCTCCGCCTCCGCAGCCTTTGCAAGCTGGGTGCGGTATTCCAGTTTCATCATTTCCTCAGCGTGGATCGCCGCCTGCTGTTGCTGCTGTTGCTGCATCTGCATGGCCTGCATTTGTGCCGGGTCGGGCTGTTGCTGCGCGTCGTCCGCAATGCCGGGTGGCAGCATCTTCTTCAACCGCTCCGCGAATTGATCCGCGTTCGGCCAGTCCTGCGCCTTTGCCACCAGATCGGCCACGCCCATCGCAGCGTTAGGGATTGACGACACAAACTGCATCATCCCGTCGCCCGCCGCTTGCATCCGGGTCGCGTAGTTCGGCCCAACCTCAACCTCAACGTTGAATTTGCCCTTTGCCAGATCAATCATCTGCGGCCCCTCGGGCGTGATATTGATCTGGTTCACATTGGCAATGCTGGACGTGCCGTCCTTGCCGATGATGCTGACGGCCCGCGCCGTGTCGAATATGCGCGGAATGGCGGCCACGATAATCCGGCCACAGTGCGCAATGCCCTTGCCCATGTTGTCAGCATAGATCGACGTGCTATTGTCGCTCTCCTGTTGGCGTTGGCGGATTGCGACCCCGCTCTTTTCACCAGACCGCGCGCCCAGCGCCGCGTCCTGAATGCCAGTCGTGCTGCGAAGGTCCATCGCCGCACGGTTCAGGATGTCAGACAGCGCCTGCGATGACATAGGCGGGGCAATGCGCTGCGGTGCGCCCGGTGCCATTGGGTCGGGGTTGTAGACCAGCGTTGCCCGGTTGGCGTCCGGTGTGGCCCACATCGTTTCAAGCCCGGCAATCTGCGCGGGTGTCACCAGCCAAGGCGACTTGGGCTGCATTGCGGCAACCTCGATTGCAGTTGACCACGCGATGTTGAAAATCGACTGCGGCCCCTTGGCGTGGCGGATAACACTGGAACGATACACGCGGTCGCCCGCATACAATTCCTCGCCCATGACGGCCACGACCGGGATATGCTCCCACGGTGTATCCTGCGGCCCCTCCAGCACATCGCCGCCGCTGATCTTGGCCCACTTCACCACGGTCTTGGTGCCGTCACGTTCTTTCAGCACCTTGCGCTTGGCCGGGGGCTTGTCAGGATCAATAACAATTGACCCATCGGTCATGAGGTACATTTTGACCGGAAGGCGCTTTTTCCAGAAGTATTCCGCGATGATGACCTTATCGCCGTCGCGCCATGCGTGAAGGTTATCCGTCAGTCCGTCCGCCCCAACTGGCTCAATCGACTTGTCGGGGTATTGCTCCTCGAACGCATCACGGGTCAGCGATTGCGTGATAAAGCAGTATTGCGCATCCTCGCGGGTGCTCATCATCGCGTCAGGATCGAAATACACGCTGAAAGGGTTGGGGATGGATTCAATCCGAATATCCTGATTGAATGACCCCTCGCGTTCGTAATCCGCCAAAATGCGCCAATAGCCCATGCCACACGCTGCCGCACTTTCCGCCGCGCGCTCGTAAACGCTTGTCGCTGAACTGCGGTTTTGAATGTGGCGGATGATGCCTTCGTACACCTCGGCCACGCTTTTGTCAGCCGCGCTGTCCGCCGCCACGACCTTGATCGACGGGTTGGTGCTGCGAATGTCGCCTGTGACTTGGCGCAGAAACTGCGGCAGTTGGTTGACAATCAGGCAGGGCTTGCCGTTGGCCTCACGATCCTGCCGCACGTCATCGGGATATTGGTCAATGCCCGCAAGCTGCCGAAGGTCGTCAAGCGCCTCGGTGCGATTGTCGCGGTCAGCATTGATCGCCGCGTCCATCTGCTCATGGGCGGTGTCAAGGATGGCTTTGTTCACTTCATCCATGCGTTGGCACTGCTCTGTTGACGGTTCAGGAATAGGGATAGGTCGCCCTGCGGCTTGGTATGTTCTTCATACGCAATGGCCATCAGGCCGAACGCATCAGCGGCGTGTGACGCCCAGTCATGCTCAGGGCCAAGACCGATGTTGCGGCTTTCGTCGCGCCGCTCATGATACCAGCCCAGCGACAGCCGCCCCGGCTCGGTCTTGGCGTCGTCAAACCAGCACTGCGGCAAGATCCGGCGAACCGCCTCAATCCGCATGGCCGCCGCGCCCTTGCCCTGATTTGGAATGACCGTCACCGGAAACCCAGCCGCCTTTAGCGCGCTGGCATAGCTTACGTCATGCACCCGGTCATTGGTGTCGCCGTCATGCGGCAGAACACACATCACCTTGTCATAGCCATTGGTGCGCAGCCAATTCGTGTGGGTCGCAAGCGGCTGCCCGTTGGCCTCGTAATAGTCCAGGACGCGGATTTCCTTGCCGACGAACTGCACCAGCCAAACAGCCGCCGCATCCGCCTTGGCCCCGGTGCCGCCGATGTCCCAATAAGCGCGGGTTGATAGCAGCGGATCGGCGTTCAGCTTGCCAATACGGCCCTCCGCCTTGGCCTTTGTCAGCATGGGCGCGAAGTACGAACCCACGCTGATCGACACATAGTCGCCTTCCCAGATGTGCCCGTACTGGTCGGCGTTGTTGTTCATGCAGTCCAGCCGCTCTTGCTCCAACACGCCGGGAAACCACGGGTTGTCTGACCAATTCGCCCGAACGCAAACTGCGCCCGTTGGCATGACGCCGCTGCGAAACATCAAATCCACGGGGTCGGTCTTTAGGCGCGAGTTCCAGCTAAACCACAGTTCAGACCCTTCCTTGCGGATAGTGGGCCGAACCAGTTGCAGCGACCGGGGCGATATGTTCGCGGCCTCCTCGGCCCAAAACACGTCCAGCCCCTCGAATGATTTTATGCTTTCGGCGGTGTGGTCCTGCAAGCCTTGGAACATGATCGACCCATCGCCGGGGGTCTGGATCACGTCGTTGAACACCTTGAACCCTTGCGCGATGCCCAGACCGTATTCGGTCAGCTTATCCTCAATCAGGCGCTTGGCGCTTTCCTTCAACGATTTCTGGATTTCCCGCGCGCATAGACCGCGAAAACCGCGTTGCATCTGCGCGTATTCAACAATGTGCCCCGCGAAAAACTGCGACTTGCCCGACCCCCTGCCGCCCCATGCGCCCTTGTATCGTGATGGGCCAAGTAGCGGTGCAAATGCGCGGGCCGTGTCAATTGCGAGGATCGACAATGCGGCGCTCAATCAGGGTGATGGTCAGCGGATTATCCGCATCATTGGCCAGTTGCGTTGGCAGAACCTTGCCAAGAAGCGCCATGAATGGGCCGGGGTTTTCCATGGCCTGCAACGTCAGGTATCCGACCATGCCGCCAGCGCCGCCTGCCGCTTCCGCAGCTTGCAGGATCGCGTCCTTTAGCAGCGCCGTGGTCTTGTTCTGCATCCCTTTGGGTCTGCCGGGACCCGCCTTGCCTTCACCGATTTTCGGGGTTTTAATATCGCCCATTTTGATACCTTTAGGGCCGCCTCATGGGCAGCCGCGTTTGGTGTTATGCGTCGATGACTGCGATTCTGTCGCCTTCT